GTTGATTTGTAAAATTCATCAAGCATAGTTTGGGTATTATTATATTTGCTTTCGCCAATACCTATCATAGATGGCGGAACTCCAAACAATCCACAAATACGCTTCATAGTTTGTTCTTTTAATGCGCGTGCATCCGCATCTTGAAGTGTTAGCATATTTAATGGCATGTATTTCATGCCGTTATCTAACAACATACCTTGACCTGGTTTAGATAGATCAGTTGATTTAGAACCTGTAAGAGAAGTCCATGCTTCTTTTAATCTTGCGGCTATTTCTTTAAATTTAGCGTCAGGAATAACTTGGTCTGTAACAAACATTCCGCTTGGTTTAGCACCATTTAGCATAATAAAATTGCTATATAAATCAATATCTTGATCTAGTGATACTAATTCAGTTGCTAGAATACCTTTATTAAAACCAGCGCTACCTTGCCAGGCCATTTCACTTGCATGAATAACTTGGAAATAATCTAATGGTTCATCTTTATTAAATCCGTAAGTGCTAGTCGATAGCCTATATGTAGGATATCGCGTTGGCGTGATTTGAGCGGTTATTAAAGTTGAATCTAAAAGATACATTTCCATAGGGGTTAGCGTAGAGTTAGTTTGCTCTTTACGCCATAAAGCAGTAAATGTTTCGCCTGATAAGTCATACCACATCGACCATTGAAACCAAAACTCGAATGAAGATTGATAATTATTAGGATTGTTTAATAGATAATAAACTGCTTTTGCTTTTGCTTTATCTCTAGCTGAAACATTAGGATCAGTAACCGCATCAACTAGCTTACCATTTTCATCATAAGCCATAATCTTAATAGGTAATTGAGCTAATGCTCTAGCTTTCGCATTTACGCAAGCCATGACAGTTGAGTTGCGTGATAGCATAGACATATCGACTACGCGACCAGCCGCATTTACAGAACTTGTAGTTACATATAATAATTGATTATTTGATTGATAACCTTGCCCTTGAGCATTGCGAAGTATGTTATTACCAAGAGCAGTTTGACCAAAAAGACTATTACTTTCTTTTGCGGATGCGTTTGATTTTCTTTTGAATATATCTGTTATAGCCATGTTTTTCCTTTATATACTTCTAAAGCCAAACGAAGTAGAAGTTAATGGATGATCTAGTGAGCAATGCATCGCAATAATAAGCGCTATTATACCATCCACTTTTGCGCTTTTATCTGCTTCGTTCTTACGAATCTTAATATTGCCATTGACATCAGTATAAACTTCGCAATTGCCTAGTTGCCAACCCACAAATGGATTGCCATTGTGTTTAATAGCGTTTTGCATAATGAGTTTTTCAACATGCTTGGATGGGTTATTTAAAACGGCCATGCCCTGTCCAACTTTCTTAACGGGAATGCTATTATCGTGTAGTCGAGCAACTAAAGAAGCCGCATTGTAAGCGTCATAACCTACTTCTTTAACATTATATAAAGTAGCTTGTTGTTTTATGTATTCAGAAATCTCGCGATCATCCATAACATTGCCTTCAGTAATATGCAATATTTTAGATTGAACGGCTTGGTCAAATATACCACGATAATGAGTTGGAATCAAGGATAACGCTTCTTCAGGTAAAAAGAATTTAAAATCGGCATAATAATAATCGGAAGCATATCGTTTTAATATGCAAACTGCATTTAAGTCGCGAGTTGCCGCCAAATCAAATCCAATAAATACTTCTTCAGGATCGCCATTATCTTCACCTATAGACTTATCCCAGTAGTCGCGATCAATCCATGCGGTGTTAGCAGATACATATACATTAAGAGTTTTACAAAGAAATTCATTTAACGCTGGCGGTTTAAGTTTTGCTTGTTCACATCGTTCTTTAATTGCTTCTTGGTAAACTGATATCCCATGCATTGGGTTGGCTTTTGCCCAAGTTGATTCATCTTTCCAATTATCTTGAGGATCAAGTCCATAAAGTAAACCAAACCAGCGCGAATTATCAGGCGCATCACTATTAAGCATTGATTCAAATGCTGATAAATCTTCATAAAACTTTGTATCCTTTGAAAAACTTGCAGTAGTAATATAAATTCTTAATGGATTCTTTCGGGCAACCATGCCTGAAAATATAACCTCAATAGAATTACGATCCACAATTTGAGCGGCTTCATCTATAATGACGCAAGAAGCATTTTTACCATCACCTGATTTTTTATTGTCGCGAGATAAAGCGCGAAACATAGTTTGACTGTCATTAGATTTGCCAATCTCATATTTGCTTACCCGATACCATGCTTTAATTTCATCAGGCATAGATTCAATCATTGATCTTGCGGCATCAAATACAATAGATGCTTGTTCACGATTAGTTGCAAGCGTAAAAACTTCCGCACCACCTTCATTAAAAGCTAATTCATATAAACCTATAACTGCGGTTAAAGTTGATTTGCCAGCTTTGCGAGGAATAAAAACAATGACATCAGTTGTCATTCTTTTTTCATGGTCTTTTTTGTAACGGAATCCATAGATACCGCAAAGAAGTAAAACTTGGAAAGGTTCAAGAATTATTGGTTGGCCAGTATCAGGGCCTTTCGTATGTTTAAGCATTCCTACAAAATCTAATACATGCTCTACATATTCAGGAAAAAATTCATATTCCCAATGCTTATCTTCCATATAATTTAGAAAGCGTTGGCATGCTAATTTTATATTATTGCAAACTTCAATATTGCCCTTCACTACATCTTGAGCATATTGAACTCCAATTAAATAACTCATCTTTTAATTTGTGGCCCTAACATTAGTTTGCCTATAATTGAATTAGGAACTGCGCTAGTTTTAGCAAGCCTAGATTTTGGAGTAAGTCCAAGCTCATTCATTAAAAGAATAATTTGTTTGAGAGCTTCTTTGCGAATAGAAACATAAGGCGATGGCCCAATAGTTTTTCCGTCATTAAAGCTAGTTACTAAACCTTCTACCGCAATATGTCGATTGCAATCAACATAAGTGTCAATCTGATCTGTCAGCATAGTTAAGACATGGCGCTCTTGATCCGAGCCTATGCCATAGACATCATAAAGATATTCAGAGGTTTCATCGTAAAATCTTTTTTTGCTCCAAGCTTCAGGATTGTCCATCCACTCCGATTCGGGAATTCTTCGCTTGACTGATTCGGGAAGAAGCGTTCCCATTTTTTCGCCTTTCGTGCCATGAATTAAATGGACTTCGGCTGGTATTCTTGCGCTCATTAAAGACACCCCCCCTTAAAAACCCCTTTTGTGAAAGGTTGGTTACGCGCTTGCTCGTTTAGCACCCCTAAAATGTTTAAGTTATTCAATAGGTTAGCGGTTTTACTTCGATTCATTATTAACACCCTGACCTAACTCGCCTGCTAATGCGGCGTAGCCACACATATCAATAGCATTATCAACATGAGATGGACTGTGTTTATATCTAGCAATTTTAAGTAGTGTCATTAGTATTGCAACATCTTGAGGTGTGATTGGATGATTGAGATAAGCTGACCATAATCTTCCAATGTTAGCAAAGTTGTTCTCTGCTTGTCCATGAGTAGCCTGTCGGTCTTTAGTGATATATTCATTAGCCGTTCTTAATATCTCTGTCTTATCCATTGTAATCCTCTTGTCGTTACATAAATTAATAATATATATTTAATATATACCAATGCACATAGTATATCACATAGCACATACTCATCCATCTATGCGTAAGCTCTTGTGCCTGACTTATCTATAATAAGCGCTTGCTTACGCGCTACATATCCTTCAGCTTTAGGTATAGAGATATGCACCCAACTATCAAACTCTCTAATTACTTGATCATACTGAATATTACTTTTAACAATCTTTTTAACAATCTGATCGGGCGTTAATTCTTCTATTCTTATATCAGCCGCACATCCAATACAATGTTGAGATGTTGGCTTGCTACCTAATAAGGAATTAACTGTAATACTACGATAAGCACTATTAATACGGATAGGTTTATTAAATAAAGCACGCACATCTTCCAATAATTCGGCAAGGCGCGTAAGATTAGAAATAATGTGTTTATCAGGATTGTTATCCAAAGAATGTCTTTTAGCGATATCACTATATGTTAGTTCCTCTAATGTAAAATGCTTTGTTAATTTCATTTAAGCTTCATTTTCTCAACAGTTCTTAATGTTCCCATACCTAATAATCCTAACAATACTGTTAAAAGAGTATCCATTTGAAATGGCACAAGAATTGGTTGTCCACCGCAGAGCATGACCACCCAATTAAGTAAGGGAAATATAACAAAGTGTAATGCGAAAGCGATTGAGCATATCCAGCCTACACTTGGTCGCCATCCTGATTTAAAAATATTATCTGATTGAGCTTCAATTGCATTTACCTTTATTTGTTCAACTGCTATTTGAAAATCTTGAGTTGTTAATAAGTTTTGTAATTGTTCTTGTGCTTCAGCCCTTTTATTTTTATCAGGTATAACTCTATCTAAAACTGTTCCTATTGTTCCTACAATTGCATCTAAAAGTGCCATTTAAAACTCCTTTATATCAAATTTATACATATCACAAATTCTTTTGGCCATTTTATTAAACTTTGCTTCATGCTGATCAAAATCATGGTGATTGCTTTTATACAATGCAACATGAATGCACTCATGCATCATTGTTTGAAATATATGATCCCAAGTGTCGCACATCTTGTCTATCTCAATTCGCATCGGTTCTGTATGAAAATAGCCAAACACTTCATTAGTATTTATCACACTAAATGAAATTTTATGCGGCTGGGGCATAGGAAATTCATTAAAGGGCGGGAGCGATGCACATAGTTTATATATCTTACGCAAATTCTGTTTTGTCAGC